GTTGAGATCTTAGTCGCAGAACCATTGGCCCCAATGTAGATGGCGGGAGCCTCATTGCGGCCGCTACCGAGGAACGCCAGGGCATCAGTAAGCTCGCAAACCGCATGAGTCCCTACCGCGCCCTTCTGGATCAATGCGCCAGCAATACGCTGGAATGGGAAAAGGCTTCCTCCAATGTTGTCGAAGATCTCCACGGTATAGCGGTTGACGGCATAGACCTCGTTGCGGATCTTCTTCAGGGCTTTCACCGGATCCGGGTCAGCTTCAGAGCTGCCGTACTTCAGTGGGTTTACTGCAAATGGATCGTTCAACTCCGTGACCACAAGTGACGTTCCGTCGGTGGTCATGAAGTAGCCGTCTATCCAGATCACATCGAGAACAGTGCCGAGGTCTGGATCCGTCACTCTGGTTAGCGTAGAGCCTTGCAGGTAGTAGAGGCTGCCGCCCGAGGCAATGGCCAAGCGGTCGAAGGAGTAATCCAAAGACACTTCCGTCGAGCCGCCGACATCGCCCAGAACATTCACCGTGCCGCTATTGGAGATGTTCACGAGCTTTGTGCCCATGACGCGATAGTAGGAGCCATTCCAATTGATGCCGCCTCGGTCAGTGCCAGGCCCTTCGCCCTGCTGAATGATCCCGTCAGCTGGACGCAAGTAACCCTTGGCAATGCCATTGTCTTTGGGGACGGGAGTCAGATTCACCGGGTAAGAGGATCTGAAGTCCGCATCCGAATCGGTATAGGTTCCGTTCAATACTGGGATCTGGGTCATTAGTTAGCCTGCATGATGATCCAGTTAGTGCCGTCGCTGACCAGCGTGGCGTATTTGCCAGCCGTAGCGGCCAGGATAGCGGTCCCAGCACCCCCGCCAACGAGCGGTACGACGTTCGATGATGCAGACACCACGGTTTGCGCAGCAATCGTCTTGATCATGATCTCAAGGCCGATGTTGGGTGCTGCTGCGGTTGGAAGCGTCACGGTGATCGAGCCCGCACCATTGCAGATGGTCCAGTTATCTGTTGGCTGCAATGAAAAGCTTGTGGTCCGAGTTACTGGAGTTCCACGCTTGAGCGAATCAGCAGATGCAGCGCCGATGCTTGGAGTGATGAATGCAGGACTAGTATTGAATACTAGTGCGCCACCACCAACCTCATCTGCCACGGCTGCCGCCAGGGTGGCCGATGTTGGGTTGGCGAGAAATGCAGCGACGTTAGCGCCAAGGCCAGCAACACCAGTTGTCACAGGTAGCCCCGTGCAATTGGTCAAAACCCCGGATGTCGGAGTGCCAAGCAAAGGAGTTACCAATGTCGGGCTGGTTGCGAATACGTTCTGACCTGTGCCTGTCTCATCAGTCATGGCGGCGATCAGGTTTGCCGACGAAGGTGTAGCCAAGAATGCCGCCACGTTCGCGGCCATACCTGAGACGCCAGTAGTTACAGGAAGGCCTGTGCAGTTAGTCAGGACGCCAGACGTAGGCGTGCCCAGGAGTGGCGTGGTCAGCGTTGGGCTTGTGGCGAATACCAATAGGCCGGTTCCGGTTTCGTTAGTCACAGCGGCCAGCAGGTTGGCTGAGGTAGGAGTTCCGAGGAAAGTAGCGATCCCTGCGGCCAGTCCGGATATGCCCGTGCCGACTGGCAGCCCGGTGCAGTTGGTCAGAGTCCCAGAGGACGGGGTGCCGAGTGGACCACCAGTGGCCAGCGGCAGCTGAACACTGTTGTCGATCATGTACCAGGTGAATGACGCCGAATCGTATTTCAGGATAAACGTTTGATTGGTTACCAGGTTCGTCGGAGCACCAATCAATGCCGCTCCATTTGGGCTGACCGTTAGCGCCGCAAGTGGCTGAGTGATCGTTACCATAATCTGCTGGCCTTCGATCAGATTGGCCGCCAATGGCAGCACGACTGTCCCAGCAGCAAATGAACCAGTAGGCGAAATAATCAGGTGCGTATTGGCCGAAGTGTTGTTGACTTGAATGCTGAACCCGGTAGCGGCAGGCAGTGCGTATTGGGTTACAAAGTCGCTGCCGGTCAATTCAATAGTGCTCAAAACGAATTGAGCGATAACGGACATCGCCGCGCCCCGTGCATCGCCCTGATTCTGCACATAGACCGGAACCACATCGCCCGCAGTCACGGAATCAGTTCTGGTCAGTTTGTTGATAGTTGTCATGGTGAGCCTCAGTCGAATTCGATTTCACTATCAGGGCCAGCATCAAGCGCATCACGATCACGCCGAATGAATGGATCTTGGTTGTAGCGCCAAGGCTTGTTGCCAGCGCCAGCGGGTAGCGTGTGCGGGAATTGTTTTTCAATCGGCGCAGCGGCAATAGACAGCAACTGGTCGTAGGCCTGCTTCGCAAAGAACTTGGTCTCGCCAGCCACTGTCTTGCCAAAACTTGGACCGATACGAACAGCCAGGCCGCAATAGATCGCCTCATTGGCCGCGTCAGTGATCTCCGTCGCGTCGTCAAGGTCCGAACCGCTAGGGCTGCTTGGCATTGGCCAGCCCAGTCTGATGCCCTTGGCGTTCCAGGCGGCCATCATTGAATCAAGCTGACGAAGCGCCGTATTTAGTTCTTCGGGGGTGATATCGAAGAGGTATCCTGCCAGACCGATTTCGGTGAAGGCCTGTTCGATATATTCACGCTTCGTTAAGCCCATGGTTATGCCCCTTGCTCGCCAAGCATGTATTCGATCTTCTCGGCCAGGCTCTTGTCAGTGGTGCGTCCATCGAACTTGATGCCTAGTTCAGCGGCCTTTACTTCAAGCTCTTCGCGGGTCGGCGCCGAGTCATCGACCGGTTCTTCATCCTTTCCAGCGATAGCTTCTGGCAGCGTGAGAAACCAACCGTCAGCGCGCAACGCTTCCAGCTGGTCAAGGGTATCTGCACCGCGGTAATCGTATGTGCCAGTCGAGGCAAAGTGCGTGCCTGGCGTGCGATAGACGATGGTTGGTAAATTCATGTCAGCCAATCCTGTAAGTGATGAATGTGTTTGCCGCAGTCTTCCGGGTTCTGAACTCACCAGATGACCCAGATCCGACTGTTGCGGCGCCGACGATGGTATGCCCTGACGATGCTCCGACCGTGAACCCGAATAGTCCTACCGCCATCACAGACCAGTCGAAGGAGTCATCCATACGGAAGTTGCTCACCGCGTCCATGTCTGAACCGGTTGGCAGCGTGCAGGTTATGCCGAGTAAAGAGTTTGAAGAGATCAGGCCATTGGCCAAAGCGCTTGCAGGGATAGCGCCAGCTGCGTTGATAGCTATCGGGGCGCGCTGAATTCGATTGCCGATCATCTCGCGTAAGATCGGAGAGGATCCCACTGCATATAGAGCCGATAAAGCCCCGGAATCTATGACGATTGTTGCGCCAGATGCGAACGGGCCGAACATCTGTTGTGACGCAGTCACTGTGCCGAGTGGGGTTATGACGCCAGATACATCCTGCGAAACGACAGCAGCGTCTTGGGTGAACACGGTGATGGAGTGGCCGGCAAGAACGGCAATTCTTTCGCTCGATCTAGCCATTACGATATTTGCCATGACTAGCTCCTTAAATGGGGCGGAATAACCGCCCCAGATGCATCAGGACAAACGATAGGTGATGAACGTAGCAGCAGCAGTCTTAACAGTGCGGAACAGCCCAGACGTCACGGTGGCCACAACTGCGGTGCCCACAATGGTGTGGTTTGCGGCTGCGGTTACAGTGAAGGCGTTGGCGCCGGCAGCGATCACTGACCAGTCGAACGAATCGCCAATTGCCAGGGTCGATGCAGCATCAAGCACTGCACCAGTCGGCAACGTGCCGGCAACAGCTGCGGCCGTGGTCGATGTGACGATGCCGCCCAGGATCATCGCCGAAGTCAGCGCACCCGTTGCGTTCAGTGCAATTGGAGTTGGCTGAACTTGGGCCGCTTGCAGCTCAGTAATCGCCGGAGCGGTGCCGATCGAGTAGTAGGTCTCGCCTGCACCACCGCTGATCTCCAGGGTTGTTGCGTTGGTGAATGGGCCGAGGGTCAGCGATACGCCACCGAGTGCGGTACCAATCACGCCATACGATGGCGGCTGATTCGGAGTGACCACGAGTTGCTTGATGATTGCCTGGTCTCGGGTATAGACCGAAACGCTACCGCCAGCAGGAACAAGAACGACTGCGGTACCTTGGTTGTAGATGATGCTCGACATGATGAAAGCCTCTGAATTCTGGAGTTAAGACAAAGGGGCCGAAGCCCCTGAATCGTTGATATTAGGTCTGGCTGAAGAGGATCAGGCCGGCCATCTCAGGCTGAGTGCACACAACACCGAATAGGGTATCGACGCGATACTTGGTCTTCAGGGTGTTGATATCGAACTGCTTAGTGAAGACTAGCTCGATGCCCTGCTCGGTGCTGCCGCGCATCACTGCCGCGCCAGTACCTTCTGGAACCGAGTAGCGGCCTGGCAGGATTTCGAATGCATCTTTGTGCCAGAACGGGTTCACGTAAGCGCTGACAGTGTTCAAGAACACGATTGCCGCTGTCGCAGAAGGAACGATGGTGACGTTCTGATACTGCTTCTCAGCGTCAGTGCCGCCCTGAGCAGAGATAATTGGCGGGCTGATGGTCATGGTAGTGGCCGAGTCAACCGAGATAACGCGGAAGGTCTTCAGTTGGCCGGTATCAACCTTGGTGATGTGGTGTACAGCGTTGACGCCGGCGACGGTGAACGAATCGCCTGCGACCACACTGGTGGTACTGGAGATGGTGATCCGCTGATAGCGGTTGTCGACGTTGGACATTTCGCCAGTAGCTGCTACCGAAGTCGCCTTCGGAATCCAGTAGTTAACGGCTGCTGTCAGGGTGCTTACGGTCAGAGCTCCACCACCGGCCGCTGCTGCGATGCGGTTTGCATAGTCGAGCTTGTAGGTGTCGAAGCTTGCAACCTGGCCAACGAAGGCTTTCTCATAAGCCGAGTCAGTTTTCTTGTTGCCGAACGAGCGGGA